ATGAAAGCGCGTCTACTCTAATCTCACGGGCTAAGTCTGAGGTATCAGTTCTTAAAAGAAGAGGACAGCCCTGGGTCAATGACCAGACTGGCGAACTTGAATGGGAAATAACGAATCCTAAAACGGGGGAGTTTGAAAGTAAGATAGTCCGTGAGGAGTATACGGATAAGCAGGGGCGGACTAAGATAAGAACCCAGAAGAGCACCCAGATGGCAGAGACACGCGATGCGCACGCCCTGTCTTCAGGTAATCCGATGGAAGAAATATATGCCGACTATGCGAATAAGATGAAGTCTCTGGCGAATCAGGCACGAAAAGAGATTATGACTACAAAAGACAGACCTTACTCCGCATCTGCAAAAGCAGCGTATCAGGAAGAAGTGGCCTCTTTGAATGCTAAACTTAACGTGTCGCTTAAGAATGCTCCACGAGAAAGACAGGCTCAGACTATGGCAAATGCTGTTGTAGCAGCTAAGAAGAAAGCGAATCCAGACATGAAACCTGGAGAAATTAAGAAAGAATCACAACGTGCATTAACTCAAGCAAGAGCATCTGTCGGAGCGAAAAGGATTCCAATCAACATAACAGATCGCGAATGGGAAGCAATACAATCTGGCGCTATCAGCCATAGCAAGCTTTCGCAAATACTTAATCATGCAGACAAAGATGAACTTAGGAAAAGAGCAACGCCTCGTACAACTACTTCTCTGAGTGAAGCGAAAATTAATAAGATTTCAACTATGAATGCATCGGGTTACACAATAGCCGAAATCGCAAAAAGACTTGGCGTTTCTACGTCTACTGTATCGAAATACATGAAATGAAAGGAGTGAATTATTGTATGAATGGTGCATTTGCGCTGACAACATTCGACAATCCTTACGATCCATTTGAACAGTTCACTTCATGGTTTCTGTTCGATGTGGAAAAAGGCTACAATACATGCGCTTATCTAGCAAGAATTGTGAGAACTTCGGAACAATTGTCTGATGAAGAAAATAATTCAGAAATAGAAAGAGCGATTGATGAAATCATTTTGTACGATTTCAGAAATATTTATAAAAAAGTAAAGAGGAGAGCCGTCGCCGCCTAACGATTACATCATTGGGGGTGGAAAATGGCATAGGGGGGGGTGTCGCAAAATATGCACCCCCTCCGTCATCGCGGCCCTCCTTAAAAATTCTCCGGGGGATATTTTCGGAAAAACAATTCTATATTTTACACAGCATTTGAAAAGGTTCATGAAGTCAGTTTAATCGCTCATAGCTTTTACCTCCTAAATTAAGGGGATTTTTGAAAAGTTCTCCTTTCGTCATATGTTAAGAACTGCTTCATGAATCTTTTCAAATGCTGTGTGAAACTACTTCTAAAGTACTCCTGTAGTAATAATAATTATATTTAAAACATTTCGTAATTATAGGAAAGGTGGCAATAAGTATGGGAAAAGGAAAAAGTGGAACATCTTCTACGCATACGTCAAAACTTAGACCGGCGCTAACTCCGGAGGCAAGGGAAAAACAGTTGATAGCGCTGGCATATGCTCAAGCTGAGCAACAGTTATTAAACGGAACTGCACCCGCTCCAGTCGTAACTCATTTTTTAAAACAAGGTTCGATGAAAGAAAAAATTGAAAAACAGAAACTGGAGAAAGAAACAGAACTACTTAATGCGAAAACAGAAAACATCAAGTCGGAGCAGACAAGTGAAGAACTTTACGGGAAGGTTCTTGACGCGATGAAGAGATACAGTGGGCAGGGCGAATCGGATGACTATTAGAAGATATTCGGATCTGATTCAGTTAGGTACTTTCGAAGAGAGATATCGATATTTGCGACTCCAAGGGGAAGTTGGAAAAGACACATTTGGTTTTGACCGTTATATAAATCAGAACTTTTATAAATCGCAGGAATGGAAAAGTGTTCGGGATAAGGTTATCATTCGGGATAATGGATGCGATCTCGGAATGGAGGGTTACGGAATATATGGCAAGATAATTATTCATCATATGAATCCGATCTTACTAAAAGACATTCTCAGAAATAGTGATATTTTGTTAAACCCTGAGTACTTGATTTCAACTACTCTGCGCACGCATAATGCTATTCACTATGGGGATGAAACATTGTTGATGCAAGCTCCTATTGAGAGAAGCAAAAATGATACATGTCCATGGAGGAAATAGAGGGAGAGGTGCTAGTACACCCCTCCGTTGGCTTACTTAGTCTTAATCGAAGCTTTATGGGACGTGGACATTGAACTGTTGTTTGCACGAACAGTTACTGTCTTTTTAGACCCAGCCTGACTTACGGACTTAGAAGCCGTTGTTGACACTCGTCTCATATTATCACCTCCTTTTTACAGGGATGAAGTAATCATATGATCCAAGTGGTGATATGGGGGAGTGTCCACTTATATGATAACACAGCAATATATAAAAAAGCAAGGAGAAGATTATGGAGAGTATACTTACATCTGTAAAAAAGCTGCTTGGAATTACAGAAGAGTATGAGCATTTCGATCAGGATATCATCGTGAATATTAATTCTGTATTTTCGATTTTAACACAGCTTGGCGTTGGACCGCCAAATGGTTTTAGTATTAAAAGTAAGACTGAGACATGGGCAGATTTTATGCCGGAGGACTCCAGACTGGAAGCTGTGAAATCATATGTGCACTTGAAAGTTAAACTTTTATTCGACCCTCCTCTTAGCACGGCGGTCATGGAAGCCATGAACAGAATGATCAGTGAGCTTGAGTGGAGGATGAATTTAGCAGCAGAAGAGATAGAGAAAGAAGGTGGTAATTAGTAAACGTCGACTTAATAACATGTAACCATATTGGGTATTCGATTTGAGATTAGGTTATTGATATAGTTGAAGGGTAAAATAGGACTGACGCCGTTATTAAACAACGACGCCAGCTTTATTTATACGAAAGGAGGAAATGGTTTTACGCATGACAAAACCTTGTTGATGTTTGGTTTATAGCATCACGAACATTAAAAGAGAAATTGCTTTTTAATATTTGGGCGTTTCTTTTAAAAGAAAAAGTACCGTTAGATAGCTGTATTTCGATTACGCCTGAATTTATCTCATCTAATATATGGTGGAAAAGTTTATGGATGAGAATTTTAAACTTTTTCCAAAGATTGTTGTGCATATAAATTCCTCCTTTCTATTTTTATAAATTATAAATATAATAACATATAAATTCTTCGTATGTCAAGCGAAAATATCCATATATAGAATGAAATATGATTTGAAATACTATATATTGTTTGATGGGAGATTAAATGTTAGCGGCCGATTGAACTGGAATATAATACACTCTATCGTTTTTAAAAATCAATTCGACATCTTCGCAGAAGACATCAGTGTCGAGATCGGGATAGAAAACTTCACTGCAGGTTTGAAGGTCAATCATTTCAACCATTTGTTTGGAAATAGAGCTATATTTGAGTTTATTGCCAATCATACTCGGCATTTTACTTATCACAGTATTTATTCCAAGTTTCTTTCTGCGAAAATGTTTTCGGTCAATCTGAAAATTGTTTTGCTGTTTTCTATGCCATTGCACCAGATTATTTTTGATACTTTCTGTTTCTGGAAGAAGAGAAAGATAGATACTATAACAGTGCTTTTTAGAAGCCGTTCCTAAGTGAAAAACATAAAGAAGGCTTTCGATGGTATATAAAATGCCAATTAAAATCTGTTGAGAACAGCTCCAAGGATTGACTTTTTGCGTCAATTCTTCGTATTGCTTATAGTTTGGCTTTTCATTTTTGATTAAGTCAGTGATGGCGTGATTAGCCTGATGAAATAATTTGCTGCATTCATATTCTAAAGAGTTTAACTTGTTCAAAGTTTCTTTCCTAAGTTCTTCATTTTCCAATATATCGGTTTGGAATGAAACGATTTCTTTAATCTGACCCGCTATGGCTTCAACTTTTCCGGCATACTCGTTATATAAAAAACCTGTGATTTGCGACATGGCATTGTAGATATTATCGAGCTTGGAGTTAATGTGAGACATATAATATTGTCCAACAGCTAAGGATGCGACGCTGGTTATAGTGGCGGCGGCATTGATAAAAGTCTGGGATTTACCGATTTTTATAAGATCAGCATGTCCGCCAACACCTTTTGGATTGTGCCAGAAAGCACGAACTGCTCCGGGAGTATTGTGGGACGAAGCAAGAGTGACATCGCCAATTTTTTTAGGAATTAATATTTTATAAATTCCTTTAACATAATTTTCCGTATTTGCAGCGTTTACAGATGATTGAAGGATACCGGAAATTAGTGCGGAAATACGTGCAACAAGCTGTGGATTAGTGATTTCTGTTAAGACGGAATCGTCAATAGAATCATCATCCATTTTTGTAAAGTGAACTTCAGGTTCACGATTTTCTTTATTAGTGAAAAAATTTAAAAAAACCATTGTGATCTCCTTCCTTAAAGTTGTTTTATAAAAATTGTATCATACGATGAAGGATAAGTGCAAGTAGAAAGAAATTTAATGGTAAAAGAAAGAAGGTGGACAAAATGAATAATGAATTAACCCATCATGGAGTAATGGGGATGAAGTGGGGGGTAAGGAGAAGTCCTTCCCAATTAGGTTTTCTTTCATCTAAGAAAAAGAAGGCAAAGAGCGAAGCCAGTAATTCTAAAAATACTAAAGAAAAAGAGGATTCTATTCGAAAAGGCATAAAGGAAATGACGGATGATGAGCTCAGAGCACATATTAGTCGGCTTGAAATGGAAAAGAAATATAAAGACCTTTTAAAGAGTGAGAATCATTCCCGTCAGTCTAGAGGTAAATCATTTGTAAGTGATATTCTCGAAAAATCAGCAAAGAATATCGGAACCCAGGCAGCTACCTATGCTATGGGCGCGGCCATTAATAAGATGGCTAAAAAAGAAATCGTTAATCCGAAAAAAGGACAAAAAGATAAGTAGGTGATTTATTATGGCGTTATCGAACACTGCTACCCCTAAGTATTACGGCAGGTTTCGGGATGCCGTAATAAGAGGTGAAATACCGATATGTAAAGAAATTGCTATGGAAATGGAACGGATTGATTCGCTTATTGAATCGCCGGAATGTTACTATGACGATTCGGCAGTAGAAGGTTGGATAAGCTATTGTGAGAACGAATTGACATTAACGGATGGCTCAGACCTTGAGATGATGGATAGTTTTAAACTATGGGGGGAGCAGGTATTCGGGTGGTATCGATTTAAAGAAAGAAGTGTTTACGAACCGTATCCAGATGGGCATGGTGGACGTTATGTCAACAAAGTAATCAAGGAACGTCTAACAGTTAAACAATATTTGATTGTGGGACGAGGAGCGGCTAAGTCATTATATGACTCATGTATTCAGTCGTATTTCCATATCGTGGACACGACGACTACGCATCAGATAACAACCGCACCAACAATGAAACAGGCCGAAGAAGTTATGTCACCGATACGTACCGCAATCACGAGGGCACGAGGGCCTGTGTTCGAGTTTTTGACGGAGGGTTCTTTGCAGAATACGACTGGTTCCAGAGCAAAACGCATGAAACTGGCTGCTACGAAAAAGGGGATTGAGAATTTTACTACGGGTTCCTTAATTGAGATAAGACCGATGTCGATTGATAAACTGCAGGGGTTGCGTGTTAAAGTGGCTACTGTGGATGAATGGTTGTCTGGCGATATCAGAGAGGATGTTGTGGGCGCTATAGAACAAGGTGCTTCTAAGGTGGAGGATTATCTTATTATAGCATCGAGTTCAGAGGGAACCGTTCGAAACGGAAGCGGCGATACAATCAAAATGGAATTAATGAAAATTCTTAAAGGGGAGTTTCGTGCGCCGCATGTTTCGATTTGGTGGTACAAGCTGGATTCTGTTGACGAAGTGGCAGAGCCAGATAAATGGATAAAGGCAAATCCGAACATCGGGGTGTCCGTTAGCTGGGATGCGTATCAGAAGGATGTTGAAAGAGCTGAGAATATTCCAGCAGCCAGAAATGATATTTTGGCAAAACGTTTCGGACTTCCGATGGAAGGGTATACGTATTTCTTTACATATGAAGAGACACTTCCGCATAGGAAGAGAAGCTACTGGCAGATGCCATGTGCTATGGGAGCTGACCTTTCGCAAGGAGATGATTTCTGTTCTTTCTCATTTCTGTTTCCATTATCGAATGGATGTTTTGGTATAAAGACTCGAAACTATATTTCTTCATTAACTCTCATGAAACTACCAGGTGCAATGCGAATTAAATATGATGAATTCATGGCAGAAGGAAGTTTGATTGTCCTGGAAGGGGCTGTCCTCGACATTATGCAGGTCTATGAGGATTTGGATAACTATGTTACTAGAAGCGAATACGATGTCCGATGCTTTGGATATGACCCTTATAATGCAAAAGAGTTTGTTGCAAGGTGGGCGTCTGAAAACGGTCCTTTCGGAATAGAAAAGGTTATTCAGGGTGCAAGGACAGAGTCCGTTCCTTTGGGCGAGTTGAAAAAGTTGTCTGAAGAAAGGATGCTGCTGTTTGATGAGGAATTGATGACTTTCGCTATGGGAAACTGCATCGTAAGCGAAGATACAAATGGGAACAGAAAACTGCTGAAAAAACGCTATGAAGAAAAGATAGATGCTGTAGCGGCGACAATGGATGCATATGTCGCTTATAAATTAAACAGAGAAGCATTTGATTAGGAGGGTGTGAAATGTGGGAAATATTGAAGTATGTATTCATGATTTTATTATGGGTGCTATTAATGGGTGTATGCCTATTCATGTTCTATCTGAAAATTTCGGCGTATGTGAAATTTTTGTCTGCCTAAAAGATCA